CGGCGAAACCATGACAACTTTGACAAGACGCGATACTGGAAGACTCACACGTTCTGGAAGGAATACAAGGAATGCGTGATGTGGTACGATACCCGTAAATCAGAGCTTGAAGCGGTATTCTTGTGTAAGGATGACCAGATTAAGGCGGCAAAGGCGGCGACAAAAGAGAATCCAGACCTATTCAATATTGAGAAGGTCAATTCGTTTGTGATGCACCATACAATCACTGTCCGCGATACGTTCCTGGAAGACAGGATCGACGAACTTTCAGGCGTTCAGATGTTCCCGATTGTTCCGTATTGGCCTTATGAGATAAACGGTTACAAGTCGGGCATTTCCGAAGACTTGATCGGTACGCAGCAAGAAATCAACTGGACTCACTCGATGGCGTTGAACCAGGTTAAACAGATGTCTTATCCGCCAGTTCTTATCAATGAAGACTCAACCGGCGACAAAGCCGCTGAGCTTAGAACGATACTCCAAGGCGGGCAAAGGGCAGTTATTAGCAAAGCTGATTACGGTGGAGACGTTGAGTTTGCCAAGCAACCGGATATGCCGACAGCCGAAGTATTCACTGTTCAAGCCATGAACAACGTCAAGACGATCACCGGCAGGCTGGATATACCCGAATCGAATCAAAAGTCCCTATCAGGCAAGGCAAAGCTGGTAGATGTTCAGAAGACGCAGCAGGGGTCAATGAGCATATTCAGCAATTACAATCATTCCCTGTCGATACTTGGCAATCTGCTTGTTGCCATTATCCGGCATAATGACATATTCAGTGAAGATGAAGTCCGGGCGATAGTAGATGAAGATGATTTACTCAATGCAGAGTTCATGGGCGAAGCGGTTGCGCAGGTCATGGAAGACCTGCAAGCCCAGGGCGTAGTAATACCAGATGAACCAACCCCACCAGATCAGGCTTTATTGGCCGGTGCGGATCCCGCGATACAGCAAAGGCAAGTATCTGTGTTTGAGGAAGAAGTTATCGCATTCCAGAAGATCAACCAATTAATCAGCGATATTGCCAAGCCGATTGCTGAGGGCATGTTGATCGATTCCATCCACGACATGAAGATCGGCAAGTATAACACGAAGATTACAATGTCGCCGATGTCCGAGACAATGCGGACAATTAAGTCTGCCGAGACGTTCGCTTTGAATGAAGCACTGTTAGCGATGGGCGATCCTGGTCTTGACGGCGAAGACCTGATCGAAGCGACTGACGTTGCGAATAAAGAAAAATTGATTGCTGGCAGGAATAGGAAGATTTCCAGCATTCAGGCCGCTAATCCGAGTGTTAGTGTTTCAAGGAGTGCTTAAATGCCAATAACAATCAAAAACAGAGGTTTCAGCACAAGCAGAGCCAAGGCATTATCGAATCAGGTCGTAAGCAAAACCAACCCTGTCGGCTGGATGCCTGGTTACGAGCAGAAGTTTGAAGGAACTGGCATAAAGACAACCTCTAAGCAGTATCAAGAGAATTATGACAAGATCGATTGGAGCAAGAAATAATGGTAAAGCAAACCACAAAAGACAATAAACGCAGGCTCAAGAGTACCAGAGAAGCGGCAAGGCCAACGCCTAACGCGAAATGGGTACAGGCGTTTATGATTATGCTGCTTCATAAGGTTGGCGGCAAACTTACGCTTTCATTTGACGACCTCAAGCGATTCGAGGGACTCGCAGGCGACAATATGACCTCACTTGACTTTGACGATGTAGCAAGAACGGTGACGATCCGGGCACCTGAATATAAACTGCCGGACAAAAAGAAGATCATAACACCTAATAAGAAGATAATCGTTAATTCAGAAAGGGGCTAAGATGCCTAAGGTAAAATGTAATGATTGTGGGTTTGAGTTTTCCAGCAACGCAAAGTCAGAGAATATCGAGGCTGGTAAGATTGGATGTAAGTGCAAGGATCCGGAGTGTGAGAGTCACGATCTGGCAATCGTCGCTGAAATAGGCAAACCAGAAAATCCAGGCACAGAAGCAAGCCCGAAAATCGTCGATAAGACTCCGCCCGAAGCCAAAGGTATGGCACAGTTGCAAGCTGATGGCGAAAAGGCACACCGGGCAAAGGTTGATAAATTCAACGCAGAACAGGCGACACAGGACGCTATTGAACGTGCAGAGCTTGCAGGCACACCGCTGACAGAAGCAGAACAGGCATTTGTCGCGAAGATCGCACTGCTGATGAACAAAGGCCGGGCACAGGAAGCACCGAGCCAGGCGGAAGTCTTGAGATATTCTAAGCTTGTCGGTCGCAAAGACATTGATTCACCGGAAGAAGGTGACTGATGGGACTTGCTAAATCAAGAGCAATTATGGAAGCGGTAACGCAACCTGAAAAGCTGTCGAAAATCAAAGATAAGCAGGAAAAGCGTTTTCGTATTGAAGACGCTGCAAGAACTTTCGAGAGGTTCGCAGAGATCAAGCGGGAAATCAAAACGATCAAAGCTGATCCAGAACTTTTCGAAGCTTCGCAGGCTTTACTGACGCAAAAGATCGCTGACATGAAAGCTGCGAAGAAATCCTAACTGCACGGGACAGCGGCAAACCCGGATAAGTTGACAGCGAGCGTTTCGCTGGTCAATGTTTTTGGTGGTTTCAGTCAAAAACCACCCCTTATCGTGAGGAACACGAGATTCACGGCACTTGGCCGGGAAAACAAGGAGTTTTATTATTATGGCAGACGAACAAGTAATGAGTAGCGAAGAATCAACAAAACAGGAACTAGCTCAAGAAGCGTTGGATTCAGCCGAAGAAAAGGTTGTTGAACCTGAACAGACAGTACCGCTTGGTAAACATACGGCACTGCGACACAGGGCACAGACAGCCGAACTCGAAGCTGCTGAATTGCGTGGTAGAGTGAGTGCGTTGGAGTCAATGAACATAACACAAGCTCCTACGCAGTTGTCACCGATCGACCGAGAGGTCGCAAGGCAGATAGAAGCAGGCGAAATTGAAAATGCTGACGAAGTTGTGATAACGGGTAAGTTGTTCAAAGAACAGCAAGCCTATATGAATGACATAAATGCACAACTGGCAGATGCCGAGGCAACTAAAAGTCTTGGTGTTCAGCAGGTAGCGTCTATTGCGGCGACTCGGTTAGTACATGATGACTTCGACGATGTTGTCGGCAGAGGTCAAAATTTACTGACTAAAGGCCAAATGCTTGATATAACCAATGCTGGCGAGAATTATGCCACAATGGCTTATGATATGTCGAAGGCCGCTCTTGAAAAGCAAACACCTGCAAAAGTTGATGAAGCTGCTCCCAAAAAAGAACCGAGCGAATTGGAAGCAGAAAAGGCAGCAGCCGCGGCGAAAGCTAAGGAAGTTGTACCAAGTCAGGAAGAAATCCTAAAAGGTCAGAAAAGTTCTGACGCCAGAATCGATCACCTGATGAATCTGTAACGATTTGCTCCCAATTAAGGGAGTTTTACAATGAATACTTTGATTATGGACCTTACCAGGCAGGGCATGAAAGACCGTGCTTTGGCAAGGCAAGCAGAACACACTGACTACTTCGGGCTGCCAAAAGTGCCCGGTAGTCAGTTTTTCGTGGACACAAGTTATGCCTTTGGTGATCCTCGAGCGCAGACGGCATGGTCAGACGCGGTTTATGAGTACGGTTTGCAGAATATGTTCTTTACTCCGTTTCTGGGGTCCAAGAAAGACCGTAACGCATTGATCGTCATGGACAGTCAGATGCAAACCCGCAAAGGCGGCACTATTATCTTTGAAGCCAGGGATCCACTTCGCGGTGGCGGCCAGGGCGACGACGGTAATACAACCGGTAATGAGCAGCAGATCAAGCACCGTAATATGTCGATGACAATTCACCAAAGACAGACATCTACGGTTTCGGCTGGTGCTTTGAGCGAACAGCTCACGAAGTCAGAATTCCGCGAAGACAGTAAGATCGAGCTTGGTACATGGGTTGGCGAGATCATGGAAGATGACCTTGTTACATCGATGGCCGGTCTTTACAACGAAAACTCAGGCGGTGCGGCTATCCAAACCATCAATGAGTCTTATCCG